TTCTTTAGCCCATAACTCTAAAACCATAGTTGGTATACTAGCTACACGTTTAATATCTTTACTTGGTGTATAACCATCATTAAGATTATATAATCTTTTATTCTTTTGAAGAATAGGATTAACATCTTGTGATTTTTTAATTGTTACTTTTCCATCAGGCTCTACGAAATATTTAGTTCCGTCAGCTTCCTGATCTCTTAGTATAGACATTATTCAGTAAGTTCTGTAACGTATAATTCTCCATCAGATCCACCAACTCTTAATACTGCAATTTTTTCTCCAGGTGAAACTTTAATTATTTCAACTTCATTTGCAGGTAAGTATGTAGTGGTAACTGCTGCTGTTGGCGATACAGCTACTTGTATATGACAAGCAATAGTACTTACTACTCTTATATATTCTATATTAGCTGAAAAAGCTGAACTAGCAGAAGATGAACTTCCTGAAGTAAGCTTTAATACTGTGCCATGTCTTAAACCATAATTATGTGCCATTATTTTTTCCTTTAATTTGTTAGGGGAGATTGCTCTCCCCTGAATTAATTATCTTCTTATTACAAATGTAACAAGACATTTTTTAGCTCCAGTAGAAGCTCCGTCTGTAATGATTTCAATTGTACCATCTTCTTCTACTCTATTAAGAGCAGTAGGTACTGCTGAATCTACAGTTCCAGCTGCTGATCCTGAATGGGCAACAGTTATGCCACCACCAGTTACAGCTGTTCCACCGAGTTCAAAAGATAATCCAGCATTTGCACCTGATATAGCACCTTGTAAAGCAGTAATAATTTTAATTATATTACCACTATCAGGTACTGCAACAAATGTTGAAGATGCTGTACTAATATCTTCGATTTCAGCAGTTAAAAAATAGTCGTTTAATGTTCTCATGTTTTCTCCTTTGTATGTTCCGTATTATTGACCTCTTAATACTTCATATTTTAGGTTGATACAAGGGGAGTATGTTGAGGTTACTCCCCTATGTATTTATAGATTATGATGTTGTTAAGTCGAATACTCCACCTGAAGCACCTTCATTTCTAGAGATCAAAGTAAGTTCAGCTAATAGCTGTCTTTTCTCTGCATCACCAGTTTTTGAAAGTTCATGCATTGTGAAGTCTCTTAAGAATCCTACAGACCAGTAGTCCATATCTAAGACTAATGCATCTCTATCTCTAGAGAATCTGTTAGGAACAACTTCTAGATCACCAAAATCAGAAGAATATACATCTATTGAAGTGTATAAAGTTTTATCTTCTGAAGCATCGAATCTAGTAGATCCACCAGTAAATCCTGAGATTTTCTGTTTGTTGAATGGGCCTACCATGATTACAGATGGGTTACCACCTGAGTTCCAAGTACCTTTAATAACGTCTTTCAACATAGCTTCAGTTAAAGCTCTTTGAGTTCCGTCATTTCTAGCATCGGAAGCATCTGCTGCTGTTGGAGATGATCCGTCAGAAGCAAAGTTATCATTCGTTGCAATCCAAGCACCAATAGAACCGAAAGTTCTTGCAGTTGATGAGTTACCAGCTGCTCTTACTTGGTTAGTTAATAAAGTAGACTCAATGTCTCTTTTTAACTCTTTGGATTTTTTAGCTATTTGGTATGCAAGTTCACTTGCTCTACCAGCTTTGTCTACTGCTTCTTGTGTACCAGTAATAACAACAGTCTTATCCATGATCTGTGTGTAGTTACCGATTCTTACAGTAGCACTTGATGCATCTAGTGTAGCATCGTCACCTTCAATAACTTTATTGTTAGTGGCTGCTGCTGCTAAACTATCTGTTTGCCATTCGTGGAATGTATTTTTTACTTGCTCTCTCGCAGCTGCACTCATGAAAGGAGTTTCAGTTGGAGAAATTGAGTAAATAACATCCTGCAAATCTTCTCTGATACCTACTGCATCGTACGTATCAAATGTGTTTGTTGGTTGTGCCATGTTATTTTCCTATTTGTTTTTCGAGATTATTTCAAGAATAGCAGAATGAGCATCGTTCAGTTTACCTGACTTTCTCAATCTACCAATTTTTTGTTTAACAGAAGCACGTTTCGAATCCTCCATTTTAGGAGTTCCTGATTTAACTACTCTAGGAGCTGTAGTAACTTTTTTATTAGTTACTGGTGCTGCCTTCGAGGCTTTATATCCCATTGCATCTCTTAGAACCATAAGGAATCTATGATCTGCTAATGAACCAATTTCTTGTTCGTTAAATCCATATTCAGATAAAGATTGTTTCATCTGATTTTTGAAAGTAACAGACTTAACTGGATCACTATATTCAGGGATCTTAGTTGCTGCCAAAGTTCTTTGTTCTTCTAAGTATTTGTTATACTGCTCGTTTCTAATAGCATCAGCTTGAGATCTTAATTTATTAAAAGATTCTCTTTGCGTTCGCATTTCGAAATCTATCTTAGCAGCATTAGCAGGATCTTCTTCATACATTTTCTTAAGATCTGCATCATTAGAAGGTTGACTGATATAATTATTGGCCATGCCAATTAAATCATTCAATTCTTTGAGCTTACTGTCATACGTTTGACTAAGAGTCACTCTTTGATCATCAAGTGTTTTCTTTTCTTGCGATAAAGCATGAGTCTTTTGTCTATAATCTGAGTCTCTTGAATAACCTGATTTCAATTCGTCCAAGCTGACCTCTAACTCTTGACCTTGTACTTTGACTCGGTGGAGTGTAGGTTCTTGTTTGTTTTGTGATTCGGTTTGTTCTGTCTCAGTTATTTCAGAGCTTTCAGTTTCAGGTTTAGCTTCCTCAGTCTCGGATTTGCTAACTTCTTCAACAACATCAGGTTTAGTTTCTTCAACTGGTTTTTCCTGTGTTTGCTCTTGTGGTTCTATCTGTTTTTTCTCAGGTTCTGATTGTCCTTCTTGAGGATTCAGTAATCCTGTTATTTTCTCAGTAGCACCTTGCATAGTTTTATCTACTTGCATAGATTCTCCTTTTAGGTTGATCGCTTCCTTTATTGGATTGGCGAAATAGACTTCTAATTACTTAGTTAAGTCTTGTAGTTGATCTAGCTCTTTGGAGGCTAGTTTTCCTTCATTCATCACAGACTCAAGATGTCCTTTGATTTTGTCGACCATATTATAGGCCATCCAAAGAACTTGTCTTTGTTCGTGATCTTTATAAGACGTGTTAAATATTTCCTCTTTGTATCGAGTCTTTAAATAACTAATCGCCTCTTTCATTAGGGGTTCGTCCAGTATTAGCTGGGCCTTTGTTCCCTGTGAAATCTGTTTTGTTAGATCCTTTGTCATTAAAAAATTGTTTTTGACCTTTCATTATTTCTTTAAATAAATCACCTGATTGTTTAACTTGTTGTGTTTCTACCATAGATCGGTTCTTCATTTCAAGCTCATTTATTTTAGTACCATACTTAAGCTCCATCTCTTTAACTTTTAATTCAAAATCAAGCATACTTTGTCTTAATTCAGATTCTAGTTTTTTCATAGATACTTCAGCATCTAGAGATTTTCTAGCATTTTCACCTTGTACTTGAGCTAATGATACCTTCTCAAACTCTGTTGGTGGTTTAGGAGGAAGTGGTGGCATTTGTGCTGCACCTACTTCAGGATCCATAAAGAAAGGTTCTACACTTCCAAGACCTGCATTCTCTACAAGTTTTTGTAATGTAGAATATATATTTTTAAGATTAACTACTGGGCCATATACATTCTGTTGTAATTGTATTGCTTGTAGTTGTCTTTGTAAAATACCATTAAGAAGGATAAGTTGTTGTTCTTTAGAACCTGTACCTAATCCTACTTTAACAGATAAGTTAACTCTGTTTCTCCATTCATATGGAGTCATAGGTATAAACTCACCTCTAATTCTAACTAATTTTTCTTTTTGTTGATACTTGCAAAGTAATTCAAATATCTTAATTCCTAAATCTTTAACACCAGTTTCTGCAAATGTTCTAGCAATCAATTCCATTCTCATTTGAGATTGTGTTAAAACTTGATTCATACCAGTTGCAGTATCTGTATTAAGTGCATCTGATTTCAAACCTTGTGAAGCTTTTGTAACACCTGATCTTGCTTCTCTTACTGAGTCTAAATAATTTAATAATCCTGAAGCTTGTTCTGTAATAGGTTGAGCTGTCATGACTTGCATAACATTTTGTGGTGGTTGTTTAGTTCTTACAATACCACCTGGACGATTTGTTAAAAGATCATCCATAGCTACTTGACCATCTTGAATAGCAATTCTGTTATTATTAGTTAGATACATATTATCTAACATCTGTCTCATAACAGTAGATTTAATTAATTGTATATCTTCGATTAGTTCAGAAACGGATCTTCCATAAAATCTGTGAGGCATAATAATTGGAGTCATTGAAACAAAAGGAATTGAATCAATCTCCATCATATCTAATATCTTATAAGATCCATTACCTGCTAAGCAGACTTTCATTAATTCTGATTTACCATCGCCATTAACATCTAATCTTACATAACATTCATGTACTAATATTTCGTCAGAAGAATTATCACCTCTATCTTGTGGTGCAGAGAAATCTGTATCTTGGTATCTTACTTGTCTATCTTCTAAATAATATTCTGAATCACCAGTAGGTAGATCATAAACCATATCTTTATCATAACCCATTTCTACTAATTGAGTTCTAGTCATACTTACTCTATGACAAACAAAGTTAGCAGACTCGATAGATTTAGCTCTACGTTCTATTAAAAATTCTTCAGGTGGAATAGGATCAATTTTAACTTGTCCATATTTTTGTGTCTTATGAATAACCACATCATGAAATGTTACTGTATCAATAACTTTATCATTATTATCTTTAAATTCTTCTTCATATTCTTGATGTTCTGATTCTGTAACTTCATCATCTGCAACTAACAAATTGTATTCATCATCTGTTAATTTTTTATATTCTTCTCTTGTAGTTTTTTCAGAGTCATCCCAATAAACTTTTAAGATACCATTCTTCTGTACTAAGGCATCTTTGAATGCTGTATACAATGCAGAAAAACCTCTGTTCTCTTTATAGAAAACATGGTTAATATAATCACTAGCTTGTTTAGCTACTTTCTCATCTTCAGGCCCAGCAGGTTCACAATGAAATACATTGTCTCCAGCTGTAAAAATTTTCATTAAAGAAGGCATTAAAGATTCAATTGTGTCAGATACATCTGTACTAACAACTTGAGATCTTCCTTCTTGTTCATTACCAAAAGGTTTACCTAAATAATATTCTAAAGACTTACGTCTACGAGATACTATCTCACCACCAATATAACCTGATGATGCTCTTAGTTCTCTATTTAATATTGCTACAATTTCATTTTCTGTCATACTATATATTTATAATCCACATTTATTGGTCTTTGCCAGTCTGATGTATCAATAGGATCATGTACGCATCCATATCTAAACGCATCTGCTGCGTGTGAACACCAATCGTGCAAAGGTTTATTCTTAAAAACTTGGTTCTTCTCATCCCATTGTTTACGATATTGACGTAATGCATCTAAACCTAATTTGCATTTTTCTCTATCAAACCAACAATGTGGTAAAGCATTTCTAACAGATTCTATACCATGATCAACCTCTAACTTAGGAGCAACTTCAAAGTCTATTCCTAAATCGTTAGCAACTTCTAATCTAGATTTACCTGTTCCTAGTTCTCTAGCTTGTATATCATGAGGTGCTATATGTCTTTCATAAGCATAGTTCTTATCTTCTAAGACTTCTGCATAATGAGCTAAAGACTCACCTGAGTTCTCATAATAGTCTATAAGGTGTACTTCTTCACCTACTCTTTGTGCAAACCAAATAGCTGTTGAATCCCCTATACCTAAATCCCACCATGTCTCGACACCTACGTGTTCTTCGACTGGAATACTCCCAATTCTTTTTTCATTATCAGCTTTGGTAACTAATTTTCCATAATAACTACCACTAACAGCAGCAGTAAAAGAACATTCAAACTCTTGGTTATATTGTTCTTCAGTCATTATAGACTGTGCGTCTTTTAATTCTTCTTCAGGCACTACATTTGTTTCAGAAGCTCGATACATTTTTGCAAACCAGTTTTTATGTCCTCGTTGTGCAAAATCATAAACTTCCCAAAATTGATTATGACCCATTGGTGTTCCAATAAACATAACCCATCCCATTGTATCAGCTACTGCTGGACGTATAATCTCTGTCCAAGTTCTTGGTGCCATGATAGCAAATTCGTCCATCACAACTCCATGATAACCCATACCTCTAAGTGAGTCAGGATGATCTGCTCCAAATATTTGTAGAGTAGATCCGTTAAATAATTCTATTTTTAATTCTGTTTCGTTTTTAGTACCACCTAAATACATTAGTGGTTTTGTATAAATTTTTAAATATTCCCAAGCAATAGATTTACCTTGTCTATATGTTGGAGCTATAAATGCACACTTACGCATTCCTTTTTCTATAGCTGTTTTAATTAATTGGTTAATAGCTAAAACTGATTTGCCAAATCTACGATGACATACTAGCACATTAAATCTTTTGAGACTATTATGTACTTCTCTTTGTAAAGGACGAGGTGTGTAAGGGATAACTATATCTTTAGTTCCCTCTTTACTCGTCTCCCCACTTAATGTTGATTTTGATTGGGCCATCAGATCCAAGTTTTGTAACTGTTGTAGCTAACTTCGAGTGGACATAAGGTGCAGCTTTCTCGGCTGCCATCATCTTTCTTTCAGGAGATGACATAGGATTATTAAGTACTGCTAATAAGTAATCTAATGGAGAATGATTGTACTTGATTGCTAATTCGTCAAGCATCTTCCATTTTTTAGCACAAGTAGATCCTTTTGGTCTACCAGCTCCTTCTCTTTTTCCACCACGTGTTGTCATTATATAACAAATCTTCCTCGTTTATCAAACGATCTTCTTAAAGGTTTATTTGGTACTATTTTTTTACCAGCTTTTTTAATAGCTTTGGTTGCAACTACAGCACCTGTAAGACCTAAAGATAAAGGAGATAACGCAGCTCTAGCTGTAAGTTTTAATCCTTTTTTAATTAAACCACCTTCAGGTTTATTAACTTTTTTAATTTTTTTTGGGTTAACTCTTTTCTTTGGTACCACTGCTGGTAACATTGAATAAGCTTCAGGTCTAATTGACATTAGTATTTCCTTTTCATTTTTTTACCAGTCTTTTTTGCGTACTTTTTTGCAGCACTTTTTCCCTTTTTGCTGTATGCAAACTTCTTTTTTCCTACCATTGGCATTGTTGTCTCCTTTGTTTAGTTGTTCTATTAAGTTTTCAAACGATTCGATAATTTTATCGAACCATTTCTGTAACATATTATATAATTACAGCTATAACAAGTACAACTGCCACTGCGATTACGGCTTTTCTGTGATCTCTCCAGTAATGTTCAATCATATCTTTCATATATTCTCCTTATCTTTGCAATAAACCCTGCATCCTAATATCTCGTTGTGATGCCATTCGGTTATTTGGTTGTCCTCTACCCATTTGGGCCATTTGAGGATTATTTCGAGGCATTTGATCTTGTAATAAACCTCTTTGTCTCTCAACTTCAGGCATAAGCTTAGCTTTGATTATAACCTGTAGTTGTTGAGCCTCATCTTTCGACAAGTTCATTATATCATCTGCTAGTTTTTCTAATCTATTTGCCATTTAAAATTTTTTTAACTCTTTTTTTTATCTTTTCCATTTTTTGTTGCTAAAGCTATTGTGCCTCCACCAACAAATCCAGTTGTTATTGGATAATTCGAAAATGTATTCAAAACATTTTTTCCAGTAAATACATTTTTTCTTAATGCTCTACCTTCTGCACGTGCATCTGCTGCAAATTGTTTTGCTAAATTTCCTTTATACATATCTACATCTTTATAAAATTTAGTTTTCTTAGCTTTTAAAGATGAAGCTTTT